CACACATATATACACACACGTATAACAAATTGATTACATCCAAGAGGATGTGTTGTTGTTCTTCCTACCGTAGTAGGTGTTTTTAAAGTTGTCTAGCTCATTATTAAGTAAATCGACTTTTCTATCAGCCATTTTCTCTTCTGCAGTCTGTGCCATTTGTTCTACCCAGTAGTTACAGGCGATAGATAGAGCATCTAGACGGTCATCATGACGTAGAGAGCCTCTTCCTGAGGTCATTCTGGTCATCTGATGGAACAACATGTAGTGCAATTGTGACTCAGCTGGGTGTACTTGTGCGGTTTTGTAGTCATTTTCTACAACCTTAGGGTCTATAACAAGGCGGTGGCCTGCCATTAAAGGTTCTAAAGTGTCGATAATGCGTTTCTCTTTCTGCACATTGTGCCTAACTTCCTCAATACTTACGGGATAATCTCGTTTAAATACAGGAGAAATGAGAGAAGTGAACATACCGTCACCGAAATTCGACTCTATTATGATGGCATTGACCTTATTTCTCTTAGCAATGCGAACAAGTTCTGTTAAAGCTTTCTCTTCATAGCCACCAGTAACACCACCAGCTTCAGGAACATATAGAGTACCGTTAAGCATCTTTACGACAGCATAACCAGTCTCATCCTTACCACGACCAGAGGGGTCAATAGACATAACAGAACCAGTATAGGGGATCATGTCTCCTATGATCTTCATTGGTCGATAGAAACGATCACCACGAAGACCGACACAGGGAAGATTAGTCCACTCTAGGTCTGGTGATTGTGACCATACTAGCTTCTCAGGGGCAACGTCAGGATCAACATCATGAATAAGTAGATTACCTAGTTTCAGTGGGTAGCGATCAACATCAGACAGAGCTGTATTAAGCATAAATTGTAGTGCATACCCTGCTGAACCGTAGGATATTTTGCGTTCATTAAGGTCGAAATCAGTGAAGCGACTAGGCTCAGTAGCCATACCTTCAGCTTCATCTATACATAGACTGGACACGCTGCCATTATAGACTATTTCGTTCTTCTTTTCTGATATGGTTTCTGACGTCCATACCTTTAGATTATACCCACGCTCTCCTAGCTTTCTGTACACTGAGTCCTCACATTGTGGAGTTCCTAGAAACATGACCTTGGCGTCTGCTGTCGGTTTAAGGATAGCATCGAACTCCTTGATCTGTTCACTCAGTTTATCCCGCATTGCCTGTGTAGCTGAGTTTGTGGGAACTTCAATATCATCAGCGATAATGAGATCAGCACGGCTACCAGTTAGCTGGGAGGTGATCCCCAATGACTTAACAGAGGGGGCGTGGGATGCTGGTGCGGGGCCAACATCAAAAGATACCTTACTAAACCGCTGGTCGTTCTTAGGTTTAAGGTGTTGTAAGAGCGGTAGCTCGTGCATCAGCCTCAGCGTAAACGTAGAGAAGTCATCAGCACGAGTCTTAGACGCAGAAATAACAAGTATGTTTTTATTAGGGTCTAGCAGTAGCTGATGCGTTACAAAGGCAGAACAGATCCAACTCTTACCCACACCACGGAAACCTTGAATAACACCGCGCTTAGGGCCGTGTTGCATAAAGTTTGCAATGTCGTACTGGATAGGAGTTGGATCACGTTTGATCTGCTCAAGAGCATGCCATACGTAATACAGGAAGTTCCTAAAGTCCTTTAGCTTCTCTGGTATCTGGTTCTGAGTATTCATCAAATGGTAAAATATCAACGAGCCCAGATAGTGGGCTACTCTCAGTAATACTGCAAGTAATTTGGTTGTCTCTTAATAGTTGACGTGCAACTCCTAGATGCCCTGACGTAGCTTCTCCATTCTTGATTTGTTCAATAAGGTCAGCGATAGTCAGAGTCATCAACTCCTCTAATAGATCTTTGTTTTTATCTTCCATAATAATTATTGTTGTAGTAGGCCAGAAAGAGCATCTTCATTGGCTCCTCGTTTTGCAAGTGTCTTAGCCTTTCTCAGGTCTTGATACTTCTTACGAATCTCTGGAAACTCTTCCATCATTTTAGTAAGACCAGCAGAGCGGTACTTGCCCATTACTTTATTGATAAGATCAACACGAGGGCTCTTAAAGCCTGCTTCAGAGTAAGGGCTTAGCTTGCGGTACTTACCAGACTTAATAAGACGTTCTAGCTCTTGTCTCATTGTACGTCCTCTTACCTTTGTTTCGCCCATCAACTGTAAACGACGATCATGCGCTGTCTGTCCTCTTTCGTTCACATATTCGTCTAGATCGATCATACGATCCAGCTTAGTGCTAGGATTAGAGAAGCCGTGTTCAAGCGTTGCTAGTTCTTCAAAAACAACATCACCATCACGAGTAGACATAGCTGAGGGGTTGAAAGGGCCTACAAACTTGTACTGTTCTTTAATGATAGGCTCTCCTAGGATGTTACGCTTCGGATCGAGGCGGTCATTGCCCATAGGAAGCTTCTTCATAATAGCGTCTCCAATGTTACGTACTTCACGAGTAGTTGTATCACCGCCAAGGGATTGACCTTGATAAAGGATATTAGGAACAAAACCACCAGCAAGGTTGTTGATCATCTTCTCCATTTTGTTTTCAGGATCAGACAACGCATCAGATAGCAATTGCAGACCAGCAAGGTAAGACTTGTCAGTTAAGTTACGAGTCATTGACACAGTAGCTGCGGCAAAGACTTGCTCACCCACAGATGTGTTAATGTCGCCTCCTTGTTCAAGCTGCTCAACCAAATCAACAAGGACACCAAAGTGTGTACCTAAAGGATCCATGCCAGAGAAACTAGCGTACTTGTTTCCGATGTGGAATGAGTAACGCTGCCACCCTGTCTGTTCTAAGGTCTTCATTTCTCCTACATCCTTTGGCCCACCGCCAGTGATAAGATCACGGTTGGACATAATCATGTACAGAAGTGAACTGTTAATCATAACAGACGTACTGAGTTTACCGATGGCCCTAGCTTTAGCAATCGGGTCACGGCTTTCTAGCTCGGCTCTCATACGTTCCTGTGTTTGTTTCAACATAGGCATGTCGGGCATACGAGCCATAACATTCCTACTTAACTCAGGAGCGGCAAAGAATGCACGGTCAAAGGAGAACTTAAGGATATTGATTGGAGTACGTACAAAAGGAAAGATGAACTTTAAAAATGGCACGGTTTGTACAACAGCCTGAGCAAGCTCTGCTGCTTTACCTGCATCATTAGTGAATGTTCCGTAGCGGGCTTGTTCTAGCGAACGTGCTGCAATGTTATCCAACTCTTCTAAGTTTTCTAACCCTAGGCCGCCTTCTTCGATAGACTTAAGCTTCTCTCCTCGTACAGCTGTTTCTGAGTCCACAATCTCTTGGACTTTAGCTCCTCGTTCTGATGGAAGCATCCTAGCTTGCCCTGCGGCTACACCTGCTTCATCCATCTTATTGACTGTGTCCTGCGCGTGTTTGATGACGCCAGCATTACTAAATGCTCGTTCACCGTTAACAAGGACAGTATCCAAACCGTCAGCTACATACTCAGCTAGTTGATCAGGATCTTTAATACCCAGCTTCATTCCCTTTAGGGTAAACTCTAGCTTAGCATTTTGACGGAACATAGACTGCTTAAAGACCTCATCCATTGATAGAAGAAGCTTTGTTGGAACGTTAACTACATTGTCTCCAATCCAATTGAACGCTTGTCGCATAGTTTGTTCAGGAGCTGCATCCTCAAAGTATTGAGGGCGCTGTGTCTTAGCAGAGTTCTCCAAGGGAGAGCGGCCCACATCAAGTAGTTGCTCATCCATCTTGTAGGCTTTGAGGAAGAAATCCATACCTTCACGGAAAGATTCTAAAGTAGCCATCTCTTTTAACACTTGGCGAGTGATAGCCTTGTTAACAAAGACACCGCCGATAGCTGCTTCTACTTGTAGTAGCGACTGAGCAATGAAGTTACCAACACCATTCTTTACCATAGTGCGAGGCCCTGACAGCAACGAATTAACGTACCAGTTCTGAGCCTTCTCCATAAAGCCGCTTGGGTCAGCTTGACGAGCTGTCTTAGCAATACCTAAGGTGTTACGTACAACGTCTTCAGGATCACCAGAAAGAAGGATACGGTTAACAAGTACATCAAAGTTACCTGTTGTATTGTTATCCATGAACTCATTGACGATTTCCTGAGAACGTATTTCAACATCAGACAGGGAAAGTTTTACACGTTTAAACTGTGTAGACTGCAGACCTTGACCAAAGCCACGGCGTAGGTTTGAACCAGCTGCGTTCAAGTGAAGCATCTTTTTAAGAGTACCGACTAGCTGTGCTTTGTCAGCATCAGTAACTCCTGTTCCCTTTTTGCGGATGTTCTCAGCAGCTCTAAACACATTGTCAGCTTGGTCAGCTGCAAGGGATTCTACTACGTACATACGTGATGCAATACGTCTTAGCTCTCCAGCGTCTTTACCAGCTGCATTAATCTCAGACTGAATCAAATCTTTATCCACTCCAGTCATTTCACTGAAACGCTGCACTGCTGCAACAATGCCACCCTTTTCAAGGTTAGCAGGATTGAGAGAAGGATCTGCTCTAAGCTCAGCTTCTAGTTTACTTTCCGCAGCTGCTAATAGCTCTCCAAGATCATTAGTCGTTTCAACTTGATCAAGAGACTTACGAACACCAGCTAGTGCTATTTTACCACCACGCTTAATCTCAGAGGTGTCGATTTCCATCTCATCCACTAAAGTTTTAAGCTGTCCCGATTTGTTATCTTGTGTACGCTTAAAGAACGCTCGCCCACTTCGTGTAGGGAACATGCGGCGTGAAGACTCTGGGAGGTAATCAATAGAACTGTATCGTTTCTTGTTTTTGGAAACTAGATCACTGTACGCTAATACGGTGTCTTCCAAAAGAGTTCCTTTAGCATCTATACCCAGAAAATCTTTAAGTGAGTCCATGATCGTCTGCCATAGGTTTTTATTATTCTCACTAGGTATTCCCTTAAGGAAGCTTTGGAATACAGGGTTAGTCATAGCCTCTGAAATAAACTCATCGACATTAGTCATCCCGTACCATTCATCCAACTCTTTAGCTCCATATTTCTTAATGTAAGCTTCAGGATCGTTAAAGTGGTTAATGATGTTAGCATGCTTTGTTGGCATGTTATCTAGAGCAGTACGATAAGCAGTTAAAATACTTTTTACATTTTTATCTGTACCAGCATCGGCAATAAATTCATCCACCGTACTTAGGTACTTACCGCCTGTTAGGTTTTGATTAGCAGCGGATAAACGTGGTGGAATCTTAGTTACAGCTGTTGCGTGAACAATCTCATGCAGCAGTGTTCCTTCGCCAAATACTTGACGAGCGTCTCCTCCTTGTTCTAATTGTGTACGATTAGTGTACAACTCAATCTGACTTGTAAAAGGATTGTAAGCGCCTTGTGCATCCTTGCTGAAGTAAGCTTGAATACTTGTGTTAAGAGCTTCGTTATCTTTACCAACAAGCTTTTGAATCGACTCCGCTAGTTTCCTAACTTCAGGACTCGATCCATTTTTAGCTAAACGTTCTAGCGCAAAACTGACTGTTGTTTCTGCATCCGAAGCAGGGTTTACATTACCTGCTCGTCTTGCTGTGCTATCCTGTTCAAGCGCTAGTGCGTCAAGTTTACTAAACGCAGCTACTTCATCAAGGCCTAGTGCTTTACGCAGCTCAGGGTCTTTAATCTGTTCGCCTAGGACATCCATCTTCTTTGTACGTACTCCCCACTGGGAAACACCTTTGCTCATAGATTCAGCCATTTCGTCTGTAATATCTATAGAGTGAGCAGATATAGGTGCGTCTTTAACTTGAGCAGTCTTAACATTAAAACGTCTATATAGCGTATCAAAGACTTCAGCTGTACGTGGGTCGGACTCCATCCAACGATACTCATCAAACTGTTCCGCTAATTGATTAACGTCATCAACGTTAAAATCCATATCTACGTTATCTGGTAGATTACTTTCCATAGCTTCTCGTAGTGCTTCACGAGCGTCTACTGGTTTGTTTGTTCCCTTTCGAGTGATCTGCACTGTGTCAGGGAACGTATCTAAAGCACTGAGCATGTTTGAGAATGAATCCTCAGATTCACCTTCTTTTGCAGCTCTGATTTTTTGAATAAACTCTTCAGGAGATTTAATATCTAAAGGTGTAGATTTTCGCTCTACATTTTTAATATTACTTTTTGTACCAAACTTCTTTGCAAACCTATTAATAGCTTTAGGCATCCGCTCATCATACTGCTGCATGAAAGGAGTGGACTTAACCGAAACAGTGTAATCTGTTTCAACATGGCCTTCCTTCCAAGAATCAACAGTATCAGCTGCTTTTGAACCTACTAAAGCAATGAGTTCGTCTTTGCTCCGTACAATCTGATCGGTAGTCTGTCCTTTGCGGGTAATCTGAATAAGCTTAGAGCCATCTTCATTAATTTTATTAATCTGCACACGCTCCACAACTTGATCATACAAGTCGGTAATGTCCTGTCCTTTAGCCCACGAGACGCGTTTGTATCCTTCAGCTGCTGCCATCTGTGTAATAGAGCGCATTAGTGAATCCACGTAGCTTTTCTCTATAGGATTACTTTTACCTGATAAAACTTTCTTACCTGTTTTTCCTTCGTACTGACGAGCCCGTGAAATACTTTGTAAGTAATCCGATTGTAGCTCTTCTACGTAAAGTGTTTCAACACCATCTTCGTCAAAACGAGTAGTAGTTCTAAAGTGTGCTAGATTTTCACGGCCATCTCGTTGAGCCTCTTTATCATAGTGACTTGTATAGATACCGTTTTTCTCTTTAGCCATGCTCTCCTTCTGGCTAGTTACGTTTTCGTAAGCAGGGTCTCGGTCAAGCCCACTACGTGGGTTAATGTCTACAGTAAACTCACGATAATTTTCTCCTCCAGTTTGAGTAGCTTCTTTACGATAAATTGCACTAGGCGGGCGTTCTACAACACTAAGTGAAAGCTGAGAGCGTTCCACTGCTTGTCTTAGTCCTTTCTTTGTTATCTTGCCGTTAACAATCTCAGAAGGATCTACAATTTCTTTAACATACTCAGGGTCATCTAAGCCCATCCATTTGATCTCTTCACCAACACCACGTACACCTCCACCAGCTCGTGCCATTTCATCCGCAATCTTGTTCAACGGAATCTCCTTACGGCTGATTTGGTCTAATGTTCTTAGAGAAGGACTGTAAGCATCGTACGAATCTACTTCACTGAAGCTTCGCTTTTGAAAGGCATTCGCATTCTCCCGTAAGTAGGCTGCTCCATCCTCACCACGACGATTCTTTTTAAGCCCCTTCACGCTGGTTATAAGACCTGCGGCCAAACCAGTAAGCCCTAGACCCTCAAGAGAGTTCTTAAAACGTCCTTCAAGCTCTGAGTCGTTTTCGTCAGCTGCTAAGTATTCTGTAAGCGGGTTGCCTAGGGAAGGAAAGGCTTGGATCAGATTAGATAGACGCTCTTCTTGAGCATCAAAGGCAATGAAATCAGTAGCACTTTCAGCAGCGAGAACGCCCTTCCAGTTTAGAGTTTGTTTTCCTTTAGCGTTAACAGAGCTAAAAGCTTTGCCAAACCTACCTAGTTTAGAGGCGGCGTTGACTCCCTTAGCGACACCGCCATAGGGAACAAGGAACTGTGTTACACCTTCTACAAGACTACCTGCAATTGTCTCAGACTTACCGAGGAAACGGTTATTGTAATCAGGGAGATAATCAAGAGTAGCGTAGTCTACTAAGTTGTAGATGCTTTGCGCTGCGCCCTCAACACCACGAAAGGGTGCGGCTAGAATATCTTTAGCATAGTCTCCTGCGCTAAAATCTTGGGTTTCTTCGTTTTCTTGTGTAAGAAGTTCTGGTTTAATTCCTAGTGCCATAATTTATTATTTGTGAAAGTTTACTCCGTATTCTTTTTTAAAAACTGCATATTGATAAGTAAGTAACTTATCCATCTCGTTATCATCATTAAAATCTATATTCAATACTCGCGCATATTCCTTAAGCGTCGCTAGGTTATTTTCGGTATTTGGGTTGATCAATAGATCTAATGATAACATTGGAACTTTCTTTGCAGTCTCTATGCTTAATTTAGATGTGTCTACGTGGTGCATTCCATGAACATGCCCACTTTCTAGTTCTTGCCATTTAACACCTACCTCGCCATCAAATAATATATTTACACCAGCGCGATAGTCAAAAGCATTGTCACGGGCTCGTAGATATTGACCAGTAATGTCTTCTAGCTCTACAGGATATTGTTTACTACCTGTAACGGCTCGTTGATACATTGCTTCTGGATTATTTATAATATCCCTTTTGTCCTGTAATTTTTTCTTTACACGCTGCAGCTTCATCCAATCCCTTCCTTCCTCTGTTTGACTTCTTTTTGTTGGATCAAAACCTTTAGGCATTGTTAAGGCGTTCTCTATTGTAGAGCTAATAACTAAAGGCGGGGTACTTTCTCCCTCAACTTCTTTCTTATCCTCTACCTTAACTGCAGTCATCTCATTGTACTTAGCCTCGGCTGCTTTTTCTACACTTGCTAGGCTATCTTGTACTAAATTGGTGACCTGACGATTGCGATCCCCGATTGCTTTAGGTAAGTCCTTTTTTTCTTCATCGGTAAATGGGGCTCCAATAATGTTTCTTACACTTGTTTGTACGCCTTCAACTGTAGAATCACGTAAACTGTTTATTGCTTCTGATCCTCCCTCCATGTCTGAAAACCATCCACTTAAGGCTTTAGTTATTTGTGTGTTGTAATTGCCACCTATCCCCATGCCTACGCTAGTAAGTGTTTTTTCTACACGAACACTTGCGTTGTAATCGTTTTGCATAGTGTTTAGTTCTTGTTTAAGTTCTAAACTACGACGCTGTGTAAAGCGCTGAGCTGCTTGTTGTTTTTCTCCTGATGTTTTATAGGTTTCGTTATCAGCATATATTGCATCAACACCTTCTTTAAGCTCATCCTCTAATCCTGTTACCTTATCTAAGATAGTATCAGTATCCATTCCTAGATAATTTTGACCTTCAACGTCTGTATTAAGACTATCACGGTAACCTGATACTAAGTGAGGAATAGATGATTTATTATATGTAGAATTTAAACGGTCTTCTTCTAAAGTTGTAAGTTTAATTATTTCATTATAGTGCATACCCTTTTCAGTTTCAGACATGTCACTGCCAGATACTGCCGCTCTATAATTAGATAAGACTTCAATCTTATCCTTTCCTGTAGGAATCTCAGTAGGTATACCAGCTATATCCACTGTAATGTTGTCTGGAGCATCTTCAGCGCCTATAAAACCAAACGTACTTGTAATAGCTTCTGTTATATCTGTGCGTTGTTTGGTTACCTCTGCTTGTTCTACTCGCTCAAGCCGTTGGCGTTCCGATGCAATTTTCTCTGTAAGTTGGTTAATAACCCCATCAGATAAATTGGCATTTCCTCCTACCTTAATACCATCATCTTCAGTTACTAACCACCCAATTAACTCTTCAGCTTCGTGAAAATCACCAGCTTCGATAACACCATTAACAAGTTCAGTAAGATATGTAGCTTGTTCTACTGGCGTGTACCCAGCATAGTATTGACTAAAGTTTTTACCGAATTGTGTATAATCTGCTTGTTCGATGTCTAGCCGCAGAGCTTGCATAGAGTCAGAAATAAAAGTCTGTTCAGTCCTTTCATTCTGCATTTGAATAATTCTAGGAGCATATCTCTCTTCTTGACGAGCTGCTTCTGCCATGAATCCTACTAAGGCATGTCCTTGCAGCTCATTGCTTTCAATTAGCTTATTACGTACTTCTTGGAATTGTTCTTCAGGAGCTTTGTCACTCCTAGCATAAGACTCTATATTATCCATCAAGTCTAAGCCGTATTGGCCTGCGACCTTTGTACCTATAACATTTGCTCCTAGTCTATAGTTGTTAGGATTATCAACAAACTTAAGTAAGCGCTTCCGTTGTAGTGTATTTAGTTTGTCTGCCGTTTTTCCTAAAGAAGCTTCGACAGAAGATATATCTCCAGACGAAACAGCTTTAGCTTGTTCGGGTGAAAGAACCTTAGCAATCTCGGCATACTCTTCCTGCTTTTGTTTTTCTAAAGATTTGTATTGATTGAGAACTGGGCCAGCAAATTCACCTAGCGCATCCGCAATCATACCTGCTGTGTTAGTGCGGGGAGTGTCTTGAACCCTTACGCCATAGTTACCTGCTTGAATGCGAGGAGTGGAGAAAGAGACTTCGTCTAAAGCCAAGTCAGTTTGAACACGACTATCGGAAGATCCTAATAGAGATTTTAAAGTTTGTTTTCTAGCCATTATGTTTATGTAGGTTCTTTATTGCTTT